TATGTGTTGTTTTACTCGCATCCTTACTCATAGCATGTCACCAGATTTCAAGTGGGACGGTGGTAGATAAGTACATTGATGAACCTCATACAACGTTCATACCTGTTATGACAGGAAAAAGTTCGGTACTTGTGCCAACAAGAACAAAAAGAAGATATATTCTGGTCGTTTCTGGATATGTAGGAAATGAGCACGTTGAAGAAACATTTGAAGTGACAGCCGAAGAATACAAGCACTATGAAATTGGCAATACTTTTATACAGGATGCCGTTTTAGAAAACAAGGAAGGGGATGAATAATGAAACCTGAAAAAAATGACAACGTAAACAAACCAAGTCATTATCAAGGCTCAAAAGGTCTTGAAAGTATTGAAGTGATTGACAACTTTATTGGCAAATTGCCAGGCAAGGCAGCATGGTGCTGGGGAAACGCAATCAAGTATCTACTAAGATTCCAAAAAAAGAATGGTCTTGAAGATTTGAAAAAGGCTCGCAAAAACCTTGATTGGTTGATTGAGGAAGTAGAAAAGGAGTTAAACAATGATCAATAATGTTGTGTTAATAGGTCGCTTGACTCGTGACCCTGAGTTGCGATACACACCATCAAACGTGGCTGTTGCAACTTTCAGTTTGGCAGTGAATCGCAATTTTAAGAATCAGGCAGGTGATCGTGAAGCCGATTTTATCAGTTGCATCATGTGGCGTCAGCAAGCTGAAAACTTTGCAAATTGGCTTAAAAAGGGTGCTCTTGTAGGGATTACAGGTCGCATTCAGACTCGTAGCTACGATAACCAGCAAGGACAACGTGTCTATGTGACGGAAGTTGTAGCTGAAAGTTTTCAGCTTTTGGAAAAACGAGATAAGACTGCGGACCATTCGAGCATGGAAAATCAGATGCCACCAAGTTTTGGAGCAAGTGATCCGATGGATATTCCAGATGATGGATTGCCATTTTAAGGAGGTGTGAAGGATGAACAGACTGAAACAATTAAGACACCAAACAGGCGACACACAAGAGGATGTTGCTAAAGCTATTGGCGTAACCCGTAGAGGGTACCAAAAAATGGAAAACGAAGAAAGCCAAATCAAATCAGATAAAGCTCAGAAACTTGCCAAATATTTTGGTGTAAGTGTAGGATACTTGCTTGGTTATGGACCTGAAAGTGAGCAAGTTAGCAATCATCAAAAAATAAAAATTTGCTTCTCTAATGGTGAAGAACTTAGTTTTCTAGTAAGAAACTTTACAGAAAAAGAATTGACAAAAATTACTAGCCAGTTCAACAATGGGAATTTGATGAGGATTAGAAATTTGTCCGTCAACCCTAAGAATGTCAATTATTTTTTTGTTGAAGACTTTGAAGAAAATGAGGAGGTTGAAGAATGAAAGATTTGATGTTTTGGGGAATGTTCTTTGCTTGTTTGCTGATTTCGGCTATGACATTCTACATTATGTATTCTCAAGCGATGGTCAATAGAGATTTGGTAAGAAAATACCAGGATTTAAAAAATGATTTTTTACATGTTTTTGGCTGGGATGAATATGACTGGGCAAAAAATTTTAGGGATTATGCTCGCAAAGTTGAAGAACTTATCAAGTTTAAAAAAGAAATTGAACAACTTGAAATTATTAAAAAAGCAATAGAAGTCAAAAGTTTGGAAGAGCTGCAGAAGAAGAAAGAACAGATTGAAAGTGTAATCAAAACGTTAGAAAAATGAGGAGCTAGAGTGATGGTACAAACACTTGAACAAGCTGCAAAAGCTGAGAACAAACGCATAAAAATCCCTGCGAAAATCAGACCGTTTGATGTAGGTTATCGAATAGTAAACAAAAACGGCCAAGCGCTAGCTTTAAGAAATGGGGCAAGTATATTCGCTTTACCCTCGCTTGCTGAAAAAGCGATAAAAAAAGAGTTTGGGAAAAATGATCCAGACTTTGACATTAAGAATCATTCTGTTGAAGAGGTTGCTATTATCAATTTAAGTAAATTTCATAGTTATTTTGAGGAGGTGGAGTGATGAAACAACCTGAACGATACCCATCTGGGCGCTTCATTCCTGAACTGATTGAAGATGAAGATATTATATTTAACAAAGACAGTGAATATCACAAACAGAAGAAAAAAGAAAAGAAGAATCCTATTTTTAAAAGAAATAAGCCCCGAAATAGATGGGCGCTTTAAGGAGGTCACAGAATGAGCCTTACGCTAAATAGCACAATTGGAGACTTAGTTTTGGCAATCGGAAAAATTATCGTTGAGTCTGACAGTAAAACCAATACAGCTATGCTAGAGATACCCGATCAAGACTTCTACTTAGAAATTACCTTTAAAACAAAGAAGGAGGCAACCGAATGAAACGTTTTATCGCAATTTGGATTTTATTGTCTGCTGGATTAAATGTTTGGCAGAGTATCCAGATTAAGAAATTAGAAGAAAAGCGCCCGATGATAGTCTATAAAGCTGACAATCAAGGAGCAGAAATCAAAGGTAGAGTCTTACAAAAGGATAAGATTGGTGACATGTACACTATCACAGTACAAAATTACGGAGTATTCGTAGTTACTCAAACAAACTATGAATCTCTCAAAATAGGAGATGAGGTAATATTGTAATGACAAAGTACAAGAAACTAACTTACATCATCATTCAGGAAGCAATGGCAGGCTGCATTCATGAAAGCTAATACCAGGAAATGGAGAGCAAGATGAATAGAAGGATTAAGAAGAAGAAAGCTAAGCAACTTGCTCAGAAGAAACAACTAGAATTAGAAAATAAGCTTATAAAGTTAAGTCAGGAAGAAATTGAAGTTTTATCTAGAATGATTAAGCAGATAGTTTCTGACATCAGTAAGGCTTTTTCTAAAATGTTCGATAGCTTATTTAATTATTTAGAAAATTCGGAGGTAAAATTTGAAGAAATTGAGCGACGAAGACCTCAAAACGTTAGACAGAGAACTTTTCAAATTCCAAAACATTCAACGTACAATAGATTTGAGAAGGCTAGAATTAGAAACTCGAAACCCAGATGCTCAGAGTGGTCCTATCGTAGGAATAAGCAAACCTACCGAAACTATCGCAATCAGAATCGCAGATGATCCAACCTTGAAATTTCTCGAAGGGTTCAAAGCTATTATTAACAAACTCCTGATCAATCTAGTTGATGAAGATAAGGAAATCTTTAATCTGCGCTGGAGATATCCTCAACTGAGATGGGAAGAAATAGCAGAACAGAAATTCATGAGCAAAGCTACAATCTATCGACGTAGAAGGATCATTCTAGAGCAGTACGCTATACTGAAAGGTGAGTTGTAAATAAGATTGAGACAAAAGACGTCTTGAAGTCTCACAAAAAAAGGTTTATCATGATAGCATGAACTTCTGAAACAAAAACACATATCACACTTGAGGAGTTATCCTTAATTCTAGTCAAAAAGTTGTCCAACAGAAGCATCATCAAGAGTCAGCGAATGCTGGCTTTTTGTTTTGGGAAAGGAGGTAGAATATGGAATTTGTATCACCGATAAAAGATAATAACGACATTCAGGCAATGAAAGATTATCTCAAGGAGTGGAATGAGATGTATTATATGCTATTCATTACAGGCCTGAATACTGGTTTGCGAGTCGGAGATATACTTACCTTGAAAGTTAAAGATGTTCAAGGCTGGCACATCAAACTGAGAGAACGGAAGACTGGCAAGCAGATAACAAGACGGATGACAAAAGAACTCAAGAAAGAAATGAGGAGATATGTTGAGGGTAAACCATTTCATCATTTCTTATTCAAGAGTAGGCAAGGTCAGAATAAAGCGATCACTCGTGAGCGAGCCTATCAAATCATACATGAAGCAGCTGAAGAACTTGGCATTGATAATGTTGGCACACATACAATGCGCAAGACATTCGGCTATAAATATTACAACAAGACAAAAGACGTAGGGACATTACAGAAAATGTTCAATCACTCATCACCAGCAATAACTCTTAGATACATAGGGATTGAGCAAGCAGAGCTTGATGATGCGCTACGGAACTTTGTCATTTAATTTTTTTGGATATTACTTTCACATAATGAGTTAAGCATAAACTGAAAAAATGAAACGCTTTAAAAGCTATGATTAGTAAGGGTTTGAGATTTAGAGTGAGTTTAACAAAATATAAGATATGTGAAGCTGAGAGAGAAAAACGAAGTATAAAGAGGTAACAGAATGGATACAAAATTTAGAGCATGGGACGAAGAAAAACGAAAAATGTTTTACAGGGTCGTGGTAGGCAATTGCGACCAAAACGATGAAAACCGTAATTGTCCATTAGTCTACTATGAGGGCAGTGGATGGAAGCACTTTGAAGATTTGAAATACATCACTCAATCAACACGCACTTATGACAAAGAAGGCAGAGAAATTTTTGTAGGGGACGTTCTTCAAATTGATTTTGTAAAAGCTATTGTACGCTTTGGGAAATATCGCTACTATGAAGAAAAGAAAGTACTCTCTGGAAATGGTTTCTATCTTGAATGTCTAAATGTCGCGGACCCAGATTGTATTTCACCCTATGAGCCGGATGTATTAGATAAAGCTGAAATCATTGGAAACATTTTTGAGAATCCAACACTAGAATATCATTTTATAGGATTGAGACCAAAATAAAATTGAGACAAAAGACATCTTGAAGTCTCACGAAAAAGAGTTTATTATGGTAGCATAGATTTCTTGTATGAGAGGGGATAGGTCACTGACCTGTCCCTTTTAGTATTGAGAAAGGAGGTTTGAGATGTATAACAAACCTATCAGACCGACCTTGAAGTCTAAGAAGTGGGAGAAGTTCCGTGACAAGATAATGCGTAAGTACGATTATCTTTGTCAAGAAAGTTTGAGATATGGGATTTCAGTAGCAGCTGAAATGGTACATCATATCTTTCCTGTATCTAAATATCCTGAACTTGAATTCGTAGAGTGGAACTGTTTGCCACTAACAAATAAAAAACACAATACGTTTCATGATAGGGTAAACGACAAAGTGATCAATCAAGGATTATTTTGGCAGAGAAAACGAAAAAAAGAATTTGAGGAATTTTATGGATACCCCCCACCTCTTTAAAAATTATTTTTGGGCGATTGGGTACCGGTGAAGGGAACTTTT